CTGGTGATTACGACCAGGAAGGCAATGAGGAAGCTCTGGGTTTGGGCGAAGAAGTGATCGGGTTGGATCAGCTTCGCAATGCGAACCGTCTGGCGGGCCGGATGGCCGACCAGAAATCTGTCGTGAATTTCCGGGAGCAATCCCGTGATAAGTTGGCGTATTGGATTTCTGACCGGATGGACCAGCTTGCATTTCTTACGATGTCGGGTGTGAACTACACGGTGAAGACCAATGGCGCGTTGCGTCCGGTCAAGACTACTGGCCAAAACCTGGGCGACCTGGAGTTTGCCGGTGATGTGAATGCTCCTACAAGTGCGCGGCACTTGCGTTGGGATTCAGCCGGTGGTGATTTGGCTGTAGGTGATACCACTGCAATTACCACTGCGGACACTCTGGGCTATAAAGGGCTGGTACTGGCGCGGGCGCACGCGAAAGAGCAGTATATTCGCGGCGTAAAAGGCCCGGCGGGTGAAGAGGTATATCACGTCTTCGTAACCCCGCAAACTATGGCCCGGCTGAAGCTGGATCAGGATTACAAGGAGAACGTTCGTCACGCGTACACTCGCGGTGGGAAGAACCCTCTGTTCGCTGGCACGTCCAGTGTGATGGTTGACGGCTTGGTGATCCACGAGTACCGCCATGTGTTCAACACGCGTGGTTTGGCCTCCGGCAGTAAGTGGGGCGCAACCGGTACGGTTGACGGCTCTCGCGTGCTGATGTGTGGTGCGCAAGCGATGGGCTTTGCGGATATTGGTGATGCGTCCTGGAACGAAGACAGCTTCGACTATGGGAACCAGCACGGTATCTCTATCGGCAAAATCTTCGGTTTCCTGAAACCTCAGTTCCAGAGTTCAGTGACCGGTGATGTGCAGGACTTCGGTCTGCTTTGCCTGGATGTAGCGCAGTAAGGAACAGGGCCGGGGGAAACCCCGGCCTTTCCCTAATTATAAGACATCATACAAGAGCCTAATATGTCCAAATATATTTTTGCAATACCTAAGCAAGTTTCTGCGGGGGGTATCCACGTCCTGTCTTTCCAAGCCAATGTGCCTCGGGAGGTCCCGGAGCGTTTTGTTAGCGCGGTCGTTGCTGCTGGGGGTTACCCTGCGGAGCGTGTGACGGCGGAGACGAAGCTGGAAACCCCCGCGCCTAAAGCGACCGATGAGGCCAGCATCACGGCGGTGGCGGAGGCGATGATTGAGATTGTTGCTCTGGACGATAAGAGCAAGATCACCGGCTCGGGCATGCCCCGGGCTAATGAGGTTGAAAAGCTGCTGGGCCGCGCTACCACCCGGCCCGAGCGCGACGCGGCGTGGGCAATGGTTGAGGCGTAAGCATGGGCACAATTCTGGCGTCGAAAGTAATAACCGATGCACGGCGGCTCCTGCAAGATGTTTCTAACGTAGCCACTCGCTGGGATGATCCGACCTTACTCGCGGGCCTTAATGAAGGTCAGCGAGTTTTGGTTTCACTCAAGCACGACGCAAACACTGTCACCGAGACTGTGGATGTTGTGGCGGGGGATACTCGGCAGATGTTATCGGATAATTCGGTGGCGTTCGTTCGGGTGACCCGGAACATGGGGGCCGACGGCACCAAACCGGGTCGGGCGATTACCGGAGTTAGCAAGGAGAACATGGATTTCTCAGACCCGGAGTGGGGCGCGGCGAAGACGGCTAAGGCTGCTTTCCATTTTATATTTGACCCCAACCATGAGCGGGAATTTCACATATGGCCCCCAATCGAGGGTAAAATCGAATTGGTGCATGTCGCTATCCCCGCCGAGGTGACTCTAGGGACTGCGATTAGCCTTGATGATATTTATGCCGCGGCTTTGACGGCATACGTTGTTTATTACGGGTTGGCACAGGATATGGACGCTGCCCCGAATCGTGAGTTGGCGAGAACTTGGTTCAGTCAGTTTGCCGCTCTTGTATCTGGAAAAGTTCAATCTGAGGAGTCCCTAAAACGTGGCTGATTTATCGTTCCTTGATGTAGCCCAGCAGTTGCAGATGAAAGCTCCGGATGCGCCGTTACCCTATTTGCTGCGGTGTTTACGCGAAGCGGCTATAGAGTTTTGTGAAAAGTCTGAAAGCTATGTTTACCGGATGTCCCCGGTTGTTTCTATCTCCGGGGAGACGGAGTACGAGCTGGATATCCCCCAGAATACACGCATTGTTAAAATTTGGAGGCTCACTTATCAAGGCCGCTCGGTGGAACCTACTTCCGAGGTACTATTGGACGATGAAATGCCCGGCTGGGAAAGTATGCGGGGTACCCCAAGTAGATACTTTTTTAGCAACCGGTTGTTGACTCTTGCCCCCGCACCGAAGGAGACCGCGCCGAATGCGATAAAAGGTTCGGTGGTACTAAAGCCTTCGCGCGGAGCTTCGGGGATTGACGAGGATTTTTTTGAGGAGCACGAGCACGCTATATATGACGGGGCGTTGAAGAGTATTTTCTCTGATCGGCGTCAGAAGTGGGGGGATGCGGCACTTTCAGGTATGCACGCGTCGCTATTTGCGGAGGCGGTTGATGCGGCGAAAAGTAAAGCGCTGCAAGACCACACTGCGAAAAAGCGGGTAATGGGTTATGGCGGCGTCTGAGTTTTACTACACCCTAAATAATAGCGATCTGGATGCCTTCCGTAGTGAGGGCATTCGGCGTTTTGAGATTTTCAAAAGTAAAAGTAGCATCGACTCCTCTTTGTCGGCCACGCAGATGTATGACCTTCTTTTTAAGCCTCTCGGCAGAATCCTATGTGTGATATCCCGCAATAAAACACCCGTGGGCATGGCGGTATTAGTCGAAAGTGAAGACCTTTTTCGGGGCAAAAAAATACTAGCTATCGAAGTGTGCCAGATCGACAGCGCTCCCGATATTTTTGAGGATTTGTATGCTGAGATTGATCGGTTGGCCCACATGGACGGGTACGACGTGGTGCAGTTTGCCTTTACTCGTAAAGGGTGGCTTAGAAAGATGAAAATGCAGGCGGATAAAGGGTATAAAGTCACCATGAACATCGCGGAGAAAGAGTATGGCCGGAGGCAGTAAGACCCCCAAGCAGAAAATCTCAGCTAAGGAAAGGATGCAGGCGAAACAAGCCACGGCAAAATGGAATGAGCGGATTGATGATGGGTATATCCAGCTTGAGAAAGATGGAATCAGAGAAGCCTCGGCGGACCACTCGGGGGTTATAGGTGGGCGTGCTTCGGCGGATGTTGCGATTGCCGAGCGCTCTGGACTGCGGCAAGCGGTTCGCGCGGGGGCGTCTAATCGTGATGTGACATCGTTCGGTAATACCATTGCGGGGGCTGAAACTACCCGCAGAGTGGACACTGATAACCAGGCGCTTTCTATGAAAGACTCGCGCCGGTTAGGTATGGCCAAAGTAGGCCAGGATGTGGCGCAAACTTCTAGCTCAGGGCTACGCGAAGCGGCGCAATTAGGATCCTTACGCGCTCAGACTGAGGTAGAAAATCGAATCCTTAAAGACAACGCAAAGTTTGGCGCGATGATGGATATCGCAGGTGGTGCCGCTTCGGGCGCTGCGCTGCGCGCGGAGGGTTTTCGTATGAATAAGTCTGGCTTGCAACGCACTCATGGTTCGGGGCTTCGTGGTAAGCCACTGGCCGACCCCGATTTGACAAAGAAGGGCAATAATATGAGCTGGTCACAACTGGCGGGGGGCCTTTAATGTACAGGGGAATGGTTGGCAGGGCTAACAAAAAGCATGAGTCGGCCCAGCGCACAGCGGGGGGTAGCTCTACCCCCGATGACAAGCTGGTACAAGTTGCTCAGCAAGAAGATAAGCATTATCAGGACACTTACCGTCCGTTAAATCAGCAGCTTATCTCCGAAGTTAATTCTACGAAGATGGTGGACAGCGCTAAAAAAGCAGCGGCGGGGCAATATACCGCGGGGCTGCGCCGTAATGAACGCCAGCGCGAACGCTACGGGTATAACGATACGGCACTTGACGACTATTACCAGGGCGAAGCTGTATCAGGGGCCAAGGGGCTTTCCTACGACACGACTGTGAATAATTCGCGGGTGGATCAATATGAGCGAAACGTGGGTCTGCGCAATGAGCTTATAAACATGTCGCGTGGAATATCAAAAGACGCGACAGATGGGATGACGACAGCTTCACGATTAAAAACGCAGCGTGATAACAATAACGCGAACATCAGCGCCCAGAACAGCGCGGCGAAGTCCAGTTTCATAGGGCAGGCTGGCGGGATGTTGGCGACTGCGGCGATGCTTGCATTTTAAGAGGATACGCAATGGCCACATACGCACAACTTAATCAAGGACTACGGGACGCGCGCCAGATTGGTGCGAACCTTATGGACCACACGACTCGCAATCGCCAGTTAGATATCGCGCAGCAGAATGCGGACCAAAGCTATGAGATAAATAAGCAAGACCAGAATCGCCGGGATGCGGTCTATGAGGAGGATGTTCGGCAAAGGCGTGGGATGGAGTTTGGGAACAACCTTATTCAGACGGCGACTGAGGCGGCAAACGCTAGCCGTGCGGATGGCTCGGCGTACGGCTCTCTTTCTGAGTATGTCGCTGAAAACGATCAGGCGCGCGATGGGCTTATAAATGGGTTGAGTAAAAGCAACTCCGAATACCGCAAAATGGCCAATGGCCGGGAATTGCGTACGGTGCGAACTCCTGATGG